GTAATGGAGATATATCAAAAGACAGATACATTTTAAATTCATTACCTGATTTAAAAAAAGAAATAGAAAATCATTGTGAGATATTTGTAAGAAAATATATAAATGTTAAAGAAAATGCAAAATTTTATTTACAAAATTCTTGGTCAGTAAAACATAATCCTGGCGATAAAGCTCAAATACACTCTCATGGCAGTAGTTTGCTAAGTGGTGTATATTATTTAAAAACAAAAAACAATTCTGGCAATCTAGTGTTCCACAAGAATCCTATATATACTAATACTTTTCATCAAAGTATTCGTTTTGAATATGATGAAAATAATAATGTAAATACAGGTCAGTATGTAATGAATGTTGAAGAAGGTAAAGTAATTTTATTCCCCTCTCATTTAGAACATAGTGTTGATGAAAACAAAAGTAATGAAGAAAGATATTCTTTGGCCTTTAATTTTTATGTAAGAGGTAAATTTGGCAAAGAAGAATACGAATTGGAGATAAAATGAGTGAAGTAGATTTTAATGATTTAAAACCTTTAAAGATTGCAAAGTCAAAAGGCAAATTTAAAACATTTACAAACGGCAGTATTATAGAGGGTGAAAATATGCCTCAACCATATCTTGGTCGGCCGCTGACAATAAATATAGATGAAATATTATCAGCATATCCAGCTGAAGATAATATTGGAACACAAATACATAGTTTTCATGGCCAAACTTGGAAAGTCCTAGAAGACCACGAAACTGTTAAAAAAAGGTTAAATGAATAATGATTAAAAGTGAGTATTTTCAATCACCTGTTTATTATGAAGATAAACCAGAATGGGTAGATAAATTAAACAGACTAAGTGACCCTTATATTGCAAGTGCAAGAAAAGACCAAGAAGAAAATAATAAAAAAAAGTTAGACTTAGGTTATAAAAATGATATAGGTATGACTTATCATAGTTCGCCATTAGAACCTGACCAAAACTTTAGATTTTTCCATGATTACATGGCAAAAAAGGCTCGTTGGGTTTTAGACGATATGGGTTATGATATGGAAAAATATGGACTTCATTATACAGAAAGCTGGGTACAAGAGTTTTCATTTAATGGTGCCGGCCATCATTGGTTTCATACTCACGCAAATAATCATATTTCAGGATTCTACTTTTTAAAGGCAAGTGATAAAACATCTAAACCTTTGTTTCAGGATCCAAGAACGGCTCATGTGCCTTTAAAATTAAAAGAAAAAGATTCTACTAAAGTTACGCCTGCTTGTGACTTGGTTAATTATTCAGTAAAACCTGGTTCATTAATGTTATTTCCAGCATATATGTCCCACGCATATGCTGTTGACCATGGTATCGAACCATTTAGATTTATTCATATTAATATACGAGCAGTCGAAAAAGAATATATGTAAATCATATAAATACTAATATAAATAGGAATAGTTATGAGTGAAAAACCAAAAAATGTTATATCTATTGACGGAAAAGAATACGATATTGATGAAATGCCACACGAATTAAGAAACATTATTGTGGCAAGACAAGAGATACAAAACTCTAAAATCCGACATGAAATTGAATTGGAAAAGATTGAAGTATTAACGAAGTATTACAACGAAAAAATACAAGAGGGTGTAAAACAATTCAATGGCGGCAGTAGCAAATCTTAGGATAGACCAAGGCGCTTCCTTTAGTTCAGATGTAACTGTAACTAATTCAGAGGGCACGGTAGTTGATTTAAGTGGTTATACCACAGAGGCCAAAATGGCTAAATCATACGGCGCATCCACAACAACCACAATCACATCAAATGTGGCTTCAGACGCAACAACAGGTGTCATAGAGTTATCATTAACGGACACACAAACAGCAGCTTTAGACGCACCAGCAAGATATGTGTATGATGTATATATTACTAAAACTGTTGACAGCACAGTTACCAGAGTAATTGAAGGCGTAATTACTATCAATCCTAAAGTATAATTGTTTTTTCCGTAGAGTCTTTTCGTTATAAATATTACAAAGAGAGAGGAACCTAATGGTTAAAGCTAGAATTAATCAGACTGGTGGTGTAAGAGCTAATATTAACTCAAATACATCTTCTGGTCCACAACAAGTATCTGTACAAGTACCGAGTACAAATGTTAGTGTCACAAATGTAAATAGATTAAGAAGTCTTACAGATGTTGATTCGAGTAGCTTGGATGACGGTGCATTACTTCAATATGACGCTTCCTCAGATAAATTTAAAACAAGAAACGAGTTAGATACTACATCAGGAACATTGGTATTTAACGGTGGCAATTTTTAGGAGCAATAAATGTCAACAATAATTCAGATAAAAAGAAGTGCAAATACTTCCGCTCCATCAACGCTAAAACTAGGTGAATTAGCTTATACTTATGGTACTGGTACGCAAGGCAATAACGGTGATAGACTGTTTATTGGTGAGGGTGGTGTAGATGGTTCAGGTGACGCTAATAATATAACAGTTATAGGCGGTCAATATTTCGTAGATAAATTAGACCATGTAGATGGTGCTTTAACGGCGAGTTCAGCTTTAACAGCTGATAGTAACTCGGCCATTGATACAATTAAATTAGGAAATTCAACAACTGTCGGCGGTACAGTTCAACTAAACGAAGGAACAAATAACGGTTCAAATTTTATTGCGCTTAAAGCTCCTAACGCAGTAACAACAAGTACAACATTTACATTACCAGACGGCGACGGTTCTGCTAACCAAGTCTTAACAACAGACGGTTCAGGTTCACTCTCTTTTGCAGACCCAGCTACTACACTTACTTTAGTTGATGAAAGTTCCACTTCAACTACAATTAATCTTTTAACAGAAACTTTAAAGATTACAGGTGGTAATGGTATTGCAACAGCATTGTCTGGCGATACAATGACAATATCATTTGATAACAATGCCGTATTTAATGGTATTGATTTAAATGGTACAGAATTAATTTTAGACGCAGACGGTGACACATCAATTACCTCTGATACAGATGACCAAATTGATATTAAAATTGGTGGTAATGATAGAATTACTTTATCAACAGGTTTAATTGATATTAAAAATGACGGTACTGCTTCAGCAATTAGATTATATTGTGAAAGTTCAAACGCACATTACACAGCGTTACAATCAGCGGCTCACTCAGCATATTCAGGAAATGTTACAGTAACATTGCCAGCGGCTACAGACACACTTGTAGGTAGAGCAACAACTGATACATTGACAAACAAATCAATTGACTTAGCAAATAATACTTTAACAGGTAGTTTAGCAGAATTTAATAGTGCTTTACAATCTGAAAGTTTTGCAGGTCTAGCTGCTACTCAAACATTAACAAATAAAACAATTAATGGTCCTGATAACACATTAACAAATATTGCAAATGGTTCATTAGCAAATAGTTCAGTAACTTTCGGTTCTACTGAAGTTGCTCTTGGTGCTTCAAGCACAGCAATTGCAGGCGTAACACAATTAGATGTTGATAATGTTAGAGTAAATGGTAACACAATTTCATCTACTGATTCAAACGGTGATATTGTTTTAGACCCTAACGGTTCAGGTACAGTTGATGTTAACTCTAGTAGAATTGTTAATGTAACAGACCCTAGTGGAGACCAAGACGCAGCCACAAAAGCATATGTGGATAGTGTTGCAAACGGTTTAGATGTAAAAGACTCTGTTAGACTTGCTACAGCAGCTGCTTTAGCAACTTCTACTTATAACAATGGCGCAGGTACAATCACTGCTGACGCTAACGGTGCATTATCAATTGATGGTGTTACACCAAGTGCAAGTGATAGAGTTCTCGTTAAAGACCAGGCAAGTTCAGTACAAAATGGTATTTACACGGTAACAACAGTTGGTGACGGTTCAACAGCATTCGTACTTACAAGAAGTCCAGACGCAGACACAGCCGCTGAATTAACAGGTGGTACATTCTTCTTTGTTGAAGAAGGTACAGCAAATGCTGATAACGGTTATGTTGCAACTCACAATGGCACACCTACATTTGGTACTACAAATATTACATTTGCTCAGTTCTCAGGTGCAGGTCAAATTAGTGCTGGTGACGCATTAACAAAAACAGGTAATCAATTAGATGTTGCAGTAGATGATAGTTCAATTGAAGTAAGTTCAGACGCATTACAAGTTAAGGCTTCTGGTATTACAAATGCTATGTTAGCAGGTTCAATTGCGGCTTCTAAACTTGCAGGTTCAATCGGTAATGATAAATTATCAAACTCATTAATTACTTTTGCAGATGATAGTTCAACAGTTGCAAATATCTCACTAGGTGGTGTTTTAACAATACTAGGTGGTGAAGGTATGAACGCTACATTTAGTGGTGATACATTAACAGTTGCAGGTGAAGACGCTTCAACTTCAAATAAAGGTGTTGCTTCATTTAGTTCAGATAACTTCGCAGTAAGTTCAGGAGCAGTAACAGTTACAACGATAGACGGCGGAACATTTTAATTAAGTCGTCAGCGAATAAAGGATATTATTAATGGCGACCATTATAAAACTTAAAAGAGGTACAGCTACACCAACTACTAGCGATTTAGCTAATGGTGAAGTCGGTATAGATACTTCAGCCAAAAAGTTTTATATTAACGACTCTGGCACAATCAAAGAAATTGGTGGTGGTACTTCATCTGGTGATTCTACATCTCCTTTAAGTGGTGATGTTAGAGCATATACAGGTGACGGTTCAACAACTGGTTTTACAGTTACAAGTGGTGCAGATGTTGAAAATGTTTTAGTATTTTTAAATGGTGTCTATCAAAGGCCAACAACAGATTATACTGTATCTTCCACAACTTTAACTTTTGGTACAGCACCAGTAAATGGTGAATCAATTATTATAAAAGAATTAGTTGAAGGACAAAATACTTTTAATGATAATCCTGCTGTAAGAGCATTTACAGGTGATGGTTCAACAACAGGTTTTACAGTTACAGCAGGAAAAACAGTTAATCAATTTTTGGTTTTCTTAAATGGTGTTTTTCAAAGGCCAACTACTGACTTTACTTACTCATCACCTACTTTAACTTTTGGTACAGCTCCTTCAAACGGCGATAATATTGCAATTAAAGAATTAGCTGAAAGTGCTGGTAACTTATTAACAATTGTTGATGATAGTTCTACAACAACTGCCATTAATCAAGGTGAATCATTAAAGATAACAGGTAGTGGTGGCGTAACAACAAGTTTAAGTGGCGACACTTTAACAATTGCAGGTGCAGCTCAATTAACTGTACAAGAAGAAGGTTCTTCTTTATCAACGGCAGCTTCAACATTAAACTTTGTAGGTTCTGGTGTTACTGCTACAGGTTCAGGTGCAACAAAAACAATTACAATACCAGGTGGCGGTGGTGATATATTTAAAAATATTGCTATGCCAGATGGTTCGACAGTTGTAGCGGCTGATAGTGCAACTGACACATTAACTTTATCACAATCAGGTTTAGTTAGTATAACAGGTAACTCAACTTCAGATACAGTTGATATTGGAACAGCAAGTGCAGCTCAAATACCATTTTTAAAAGCAGATGGTTCTAGTTCAGATATAGATTTACAAACTTCAGGTAAAATAAGTGAAGTTTTAAGTAACCTACATATACCATTTACAAAAGCAGATGGTTCAGATGTAACAACATTGGTGGTAGCGTAAGATGGCAGATAAAACTCCAGTAAAAGCAACCTTTACAGGAAGTGATGTAACAGGTCTTGCAGAATTTCAAACGGCAGATACAATTGGTGTCGCTGATGGTGGTACAGGTTTAAATGCAGTAGGTTCAGCAGGTCAGATTTTAAAAGTTAATTCTGGAGGGACAGCATTAGAATATGGTAATGTTGAGGCTATTGTAAATATTGATGGTGCAACTGATTTAACAAGTGCAACACTAGCTACAACTGATTTGCTTCTTGCTTCAGATGGTGGTACAGAGGGTCGTATTACTCTAGCACAAATAGATACTTTATTTTCTGGTACTACAAAAACTTTAACAAACAAAACTTTAGACGGTGCAACAAATACTTTATCAGGTACTTTTTCAGGCATAACAAGTTTAACATCATCTACTTTATCAGATGGTACACTATCAATTAGTAGTGGTTCAATTACAAGTGCTGTGAATGGCACATTTTCTGGAACAGTAAATGCAAGTACAGATGTTCAGGTAGGAGGCATATCAGTTTCTACTAAACCATTTGCTATTGCACAAGCAGTAGCTTTAGGTTAAGGATAAATAATAATATGGCAAACCCAAATACAAGAGAAACATTAAAACAGTATTG